ACACTCTTAGGATCAATAATTAAAGTCACGTCCTCTACGGTCACTGTTATATCCTCATACGATTGGGCGTAAGAATATTCCATTCCATATGCGTAACCACTACATCCAGCAGTGTCGACTCTCAGACGAATACCATCACAGTCAGAACGACCCTCTAATCTTTTCTTTAGAACGTCTAGTGCGGGGGGAGTTATAGTTATAATCCTATTAACCCCCAACCGTGATTTGCTACTGCGTTAAGGATGATAGCGACACAAGTCGCCATATGAGTAAACCACCAAAGAGTCCTAATAAAAGCAATAGTATTAGCTTGTTTATCTGTTTCACCAACTTTCTCCCCTAGACTCTTCGCCCAGATTCTCCACCATTTAGTCATGAATACTATTCTTAGTCATGCGACTAGTGCCCTGTTTAATTTGGGTGAGTTTGTTTTTCCAGTCAGAACTGGTCTTGTTCAGTATAGAACCGCTGTGAGTGACTAGTTTTGGTGCAGAGTTTATTTGATTAGTCCATTCGCCGGACTCGACCATTTCGGTCATGGTGCTGATAGAGACAATCATTTCTTTGACTTCTCCGGTCTTGGTATTCTTCAGATCGTATGTTGGCATAATATTATAGTTCCTGTATGAAATAGACCCCAATAAAGGGGCCTGTTCCAGATACAGGATCACCCCCTTAGGCGAGATTCAGCTTGAGAGATTGCAGTCTCTAAAAACGTTTGACGTTTCGCGACTTTATATGCAATGTCCGGTTTGCCTTTCTTATTTAGTTTATGAATGAAATGTCCCAACTCTCGCGAGTCTTTTCTAAGTCTTTCAAGTTGATTTGTGGTTCCAACCATACTCTCTCCTTATCTTATTGGGTTAGTTATTCATGAAGTAATTCTGGGAATGCCTCCATTACCAGCTTCTTGGTGATACCTTTAACAGGCATCTTCTTGTTAATCATACCGATGATCAAGTCCGCATCACGAGGATGTATGGATTCACACATATCCAAAAACATCTTTTCTCTTCGAACCTTTGTCAACTGTTCAGACGCCAACAATCCCTTCACAAAATACTTGAAGTTCATGTGTTGCTTGAGCAGGGATGTAGGGGGAGATTCTTCGGAGGTGGGGTTATAGGGTACCGATCCAGCAGGTAGATTCCACTGAATAACATTGTCAAAGGTACCCCGTAATACATCTTTTAGTGCATTATTCTGGTATTCTTTTAGTATAGATACTTTGTCTTGTCTTGATTTAGTGTTAGTTACTTTATCTAGTATCTCATAGACTTGGTATCTAATAGCAGTTAGTGCCATAATATTCTTATCCTTAACGCATTGAAGCTCATTATACAGTTATGTAGGTGTTATGTCAAGCGTTATCTTTTACTACGCTTGGCCGTCTCTTTCTTGATCCAACCCTTCGCCTTACTATTCGCTATAGGTGCCTTAGTGAACTTAGTGGCATCACGGTATGCACGGACAGTCTCTTTCTGGTAATCCTTACCTTCAGAGTTATCCACTACTAGGAAGTTCTTCTTACCGAACATTTGTTGGAAATTACCAATATTCTTTTGTACCGCTTTCCAGTAATCTGTGACGCCTTTAGCACCCAGTGTACGAGAACGTTGTGCATCGCGGGAGATCGCAGTATCGAGATCAGTGTTTACGAAAATCATTGCGACATCGTAACCAAGCGCACGTAGTTGAATTGCCTGTTTAGAAATCTTACGTGGATCCTTACCAGTGCCATCGATTACCAAACCTAGACGACCCTTAATGTACATAGCTTGTTTGGTACCAGTTAGTTTCTTTGCCTTACCACGAAGTTCTTGTCCTTGAACAGAGAAGATGTTGTCTGGATCCATTTCCATACCAGCCTTCTTCATTGCAGACTCGAACGCATCATCAGAGTTTACAACTTTATAACCCATAGAGGTCAGACCTGTCTTACCGACAATGAATGACTTACCAGAACCTGGCCCGCCCGCAAGGAAGATTGCTTTGAAGATTGCGGGGTCATTGACACCCTCGTTTAAAAATTGTTCAAAGGTTAACACGGTGAATCCTTATTTTATGATACAATTATTTATAATAGTTCGGAAGTAAAGTAATGAAGTTTTTCATCATGATATACCACGACTCCATCTAACGCAGTTTCTTCCAATACTTCAAATGCTTCTTTCAAAGTATTTAGTATCGGTTTCCCCTTAACATTGAAAGAAGTGTTCAGTAACACCCCGCCACACGCACTGAGAAGGTCGTACACAAGCGCATTCGACTTTCTGGTAACTGACTGCACCCTTGCCGTGCCATCTACATGAGTCACTGCTGCAAGTTCTTCTTTATACTCTTCACGCGTTTTGACACTGAAGTTCATATACTCTAGGTTGTCATATGATGTTGCTTCAAAGTATATATGTGCGTCTTCCTGTCTTACCATGGGAGCAAACGGTCTGTAGTTCTCTCTGCATTTGACTATGTTAACCTTGTCCTTCTTATCCCAACCCTTGGGGTCACAGATGATAGAACGGTTGCCTAACGCACGAGGGCCTACCTCTGAGGTACCTTGAACCAATCCTAGTATCTTATCATCCTTTAATAGATCCGCTAATTGTTCCAGAGTAATTATAGTTGATTCATGTACATCCAACAATTCCATGTCCTGTATAGGTTGACCTGCATATCGAATGTCCACCCCTTCGAACTCACGCATACCATTGACTGACATATATTTACATAACATACCGAAAGGTAATCCACTATCATGCACATCGGGTGGAACAAATACCTCAAGACCCAACTCGTCTTGTATACGAGTATTGGTTAGTATGTTTAATCCACAACCACCCGAGATCACTAGACGTTTACCATTACGGACAATCTCTTTCCACACTCTGGGTGTCTGTAGGTACTCTAATACATTGTCTTCGTGTTGTCTTTGGATACCTGCTGCAACGTCACACTCTTCTTCCCACGTGAGTTGTAAAGGACTAATGAACATTTGAAAATAGTTATGTTCTTCCGGCGAGTCTGCTTGATTATCAACCCACCATTCCTTACCACTACTAAATGTCCTTCCATAACGAATAATGTTATCTCGCACGAGACCTTGTTCGGTCTTCGTGTACTGTTGTCGGAACCAAGGGAAAGATGGATTTATTGCCTCAGTAATCTCTTCGTCTTCGTTTATCAGACCCTTACCACAGTGACCGAAGTATGACATATGATCGCCATATGCAGATGCACCCATGACTTTACCTGCCATATCTAATGGGTTGGGGGTTACACCTACCATGTTTTGACATCCGAGACCAGAAGAAATATTATAGTTACGACCAAAAAATCTGGTGTCAATGTTTTCGTAGGCGGTTCTGTCGTAGTTTACTTCATTTAAGGATCGGAGACGTTTGGAATTAGCTCTCCATATATGAGTATGACCGTCGTCTCCACCCGCATCGTGAGTAAAAACAGTGCACGGTTTAGTTACCCATGGGGACTGAGCATATGCGCCCCATGCATGTGCAGCATGGTGACGATGATGAGTGGTGGTCTCGCGTACATTGAAGACCTGTTTGACAATGTCTGGATCTAGACACAGAGGATTTATCTGTTCATCGACATCTGATCCCACAATGAAAACGTCATAGTCGTTCTCGATGCCGAAGTCTTCTTCGGATACTTTAAGACATCTCTCTAGTATTTCTTTTTGTTCTTCGTATCGTGCATGTCCACGATAGTGTTTAATTCCGGTTAGTTTCTCTATTTCTATTACGTGAAAGGTTTTACTTTGGTCGTTATAAAAACATATTGAGGAATCGTGTCCCCAATATGCAGCGGCCAAGTTAGCCATCTGGTTCTCCAGTTAAATGTTTTGCGTGTATTTTACATCCAATAAAGGCATTGTAATAATCATCACGTAACAAAACATCGTATTGAAACTGAAGTTTAGCCTCGTAATAAGAGCAATCCCCCTTCGTCTTACATAGACGCAGGATCTCTCGTTCGTATTTTTCACCGCCTTGATGTTCTACCAGTATCTTTAGAGTCTCGTTACTACCGTAGTACTCTCTCCAGTCAGACTGTTTGGTGACTTTCCGTTTTCGTTTAGATCCCTTCAAAGGAGGGAGTCTTCGAGTCGACCAGAAGAACTTTTTGCCTATGTATTTCTTCCCATCTGGGTCGGTGATACAATAGACAAACCCGACGAAGTCTTTTAGAAACTCTTCGTCGGGTTCAAAGGCTAGGTTTTCATAAAACCAATTATTAATCTTCCCACTCCTCTTGAGAAGGCGTACCACACATAGGACAGTGGGTAGGTTTCTCTTCAGAGTCTTTCACTACTAGTGAGGAGGAGACATCACACACCCCACAGACCATTTCGTATTCATATTCCATTGGCAATTCCTCATACCGCGACGACCTTTAGGTCTTCCCAACCCCAGTCGCCTTCCATTCCGTTAACCGAATATTCGGT